AACTTTTTTCGTTCTTCTTTTTCCCATTTTTCATCTCGTTCTGGGTGATCCTGCCACTTACTACGATACGATTTGAATCCATTTACACCAAGGTCAGTTGGATTACCGTATTCGTCAAAGCATTTGTTTGCTCCACGCCAAATTTGTGCAAATTGATCTTCGTCTGAGTTTGGCGTAGAAGTAATAATACACTTACCACCAGTTGATAGTGTAGGCGCAATAGCTGTCCAAAACTCAGACGCAATGTTGGGTCTTACGAATGCAAACTCGTCACAGTATAGGAGCGAAATAGACATACCACGACCTGTGTTTTCGGTTGTTGTTTGCGCTACAATACGTGAACCATTTTCAAAGTCTAACGATCCTTTATTATAACTTGTAACACCGGCACGTATAAAGTCTGGGCAATTTTCGTATGCGTATCGCACACGTTGCATAATTTCTTGAGCACCCAAATATTTGTGGGCCGCAACTAGAATTGTTGAATCTGGAACAAACATAGCATACCACAGTAAGTATCCTGCGGCACTAGTTGATTTTCCTGTTTGTCGCGGCATTAGACTAATTGAAAAACGGTTTTCGTGATATGTGTCAATTAGTCGTTCTTGATACTCGTAGGGTATGTACTGCATACTACCCCTAGTAGGATGCTGTATATAAAAGTAGTTACTCATGAAGTAACGCGGCCCATTCACTGGGTCTGCACACTTAGCTATTTCTAGAATCTGCTCTTCGGTATAAGACATCTTTTGGTAAGGCGTCTTAATAATAGCGGTTTCTAACGGTTTACTCATAATGATTTTTATCTTATAATATAAGTATATTTAACATCAACTAGAAAATGGTAAATCAAAATGTCTGACACTCTATTGCTTAACAGCAACTATGAACCAATCAGCATCTTGCCACTAAGTGTAATTGGATGGCAACATGCAATAAAGCTAATGTATCTAGGCCGTGTAAACGTCTTAGAAACATATCCAGATTGGCTAATTCGCTCCGAGTACTTAACAATTAATGTACCGAGTGTCTGCGTGACTAAAGAATACTTCCATTACAAGAAGAACGTAAAGTTTAGCAGATACAACATGTACATGAGGGACTTGTTCCAATGTCAGTACTGCGGCGATGTATTTGATTTTGAGGACCTTACTATCGACCACGTGCTTCCACGTGCCGAAGGCGGTAAGACCAATTGGGAAAACTGTGTGACTGCATGTAAGCCATGCAACCACGCAAAAGGCTCAAGCACAAAGATCAAGCCACTGCACAAGCCATTTAGGCCCGACTACTACGCTTTAGTAAAGAAGTGGAAGGATATGCCATTTACTGTACGTCAAGAATCTTGGAACAAGTATCTTGGTGTAGAGAAAGAAGTGTTTACACCACTCCGGGCGGCTTAGGACGATTCTCAGGTCTTTCCTTAGGGTGAGACTTGAGATACGCTTCAATTTTATCTTCAAGGGAGCCTGCATTGGCTCCTAAACCTCTTACAGGTTCAAAGTTAATTAGAAACCAAATCCAAGATCCAGGAATAGCTTGATATTTGTCAAGTAACTTGTTTCTGTAATCGGCTGTGTATGTTATATTGCTACCAACTGGACTTGGGCTAGGTCCGTTGTCTGTGTTAGTCAATGGTTGGGCTCCAGAGTACACACCGGCTTCTGCTTCGATAACAATACCTGCCAATTTTTTAATTTGCGATAAATCGTCTGGATGCATCACAGCGTCTTGTTCACCTGTTTCGCCTTTTGCAACAAAGTGTTCGCTTGTAATACGGTACTGTTTCATTTTTTAGATTTTAACTGAATCGGGCCTTTGGCTTGTACCGGGCTATCTGTATTAACCCAATCCATTTCAGAACTTTTGTCTGTAGTAATCTGGTGGCTTTTTGATCCCATGATTTTATCAGTTGCTTGTACAATCTCATCATCGGCAGTTGTATAACCAATGGTTACCATTTTCTGACCAATTGGACCCATTGTATCACCAAGTGCATGTGGTGCACCGGCCATCATTACACCATAGCGATATGCCTTGTACGGACTGCTATTGTCTAAGTCCGGGTGTACACGCATATTAGGAATTGCGTCTACTGCCGCAGGACGCAATTTACCTTCGCTAATTACTTCATTAATCTTCATTTTTTAATAGCTTTAACATGCGGCATGTTTTCAATTTTGCCATTGGGATTATCAACCGATTTTCCACTATTAGCAATACTCCTCTCGGCACCACTACCTTGGTAAGGTTTTGGCAATTTTACTTGCTTTTGAGTTGTAGGAAACCATTTAGGATCCGGAGACTTAAACTGACCTTCGTCTTCTATTTTACGTTGTTCAGCTAAAGTCTCGGCTTCTTCTAAATACTTAATAAACGGCTTCATTTAGAAACTTTCTTAATGCTTTCGTATTCAGCAGCCAATCGTGATTCTAATGATAATACGCTTTCGACTGCCATTGGGTTGTCGCCCGGGTATTCTTTCTTAAACTGCTTCTTAGGACGATGCATGTCGTCACCTTGTTCAAGTTGCTGATCGATTGTGCCATATGTTTCATCTGGAGAATTAGCAAAATCTTCTACTTCTTCAACATCTGTGTCGCCGTATTCCTTTTTGGCTTCAGCCACTGCAACAACTTCTGCCTTTTCTGCCTTAGGGGCCGATCCACCTAAACCAGCCATTGCCAACATTTGCATTAACGCCTCGGCTTCTTCACCTTCTGCTGATACTGTAACATTTTTGTTACCATCACTGCTAATGTTTGTACTGACGTTTAAACGACTCTGTCGGTCTGGTGTACTGCCCATTGGGCTCATGCATTCTTCAATGCGGTCTTCGTCTCCGCCTTTTTCCTTAGGGTTTTTATCGGCCCAATTTGGAATTCTGTCGTTGTCGTCATCTGGTTTTTTGTTTTTGCTTTCGCTAACATCTAGTCCAGCTAACTTAGCTAGTTCATCTAGTTCTTCAGCTAAACCCAAATCTTGTTTGCGTTGTGCCAACCCTGCGGCAGTTGTTGGAGTTTCGCGATCCTTTTGATCTAGGTCGCCTTGGTTAATCATCCAGCTATTGTCTCCTGCAGGAGCAGCCGCTTTACGTTGTACAGCCGGAGTTGCTAATTTAATGTCTGTTGGGCTAGGTAATGTAATTGCTTCGTCGGCAATTTGTTCTTTGCCATAACTTACAACTTCCATACAATCGCGCAACAAGTCACTGCAATGTCCAGACTCTTTAAATGTTTTAATGTCTGCTTGTAATTCGGCTAACATTTCGTCAACTGATTGATGTTTACGTTTCATCATTTCAGCAAAGTTAATGCCTTCCATTACACGAGCTTCATCTTTTTTGTTCATTGGGTGGCTCATTGCTTTACCAGCAATCTTAGTGCCTTTTCCTTTTGGTACCGTACCAGTTGTACGACCAAAGATATCTCCTTTTGGAGCTTTATATTCTGGTGGGCGATCTTTCTTAGGACGACCCTTTACACCAGTGTTAACTTTCTTTTTAGGCTTTGGCTCGTCATCATCACTTGGATCATATTCATTGCCATATGTTCCTTTGTGGCGATATACTTTACCGCTTTTGCCAGAACCAGAGCCAGAACTTTCGTGGACGCAAGTGCAATCACTTTCGCACATACCGCATTCAGCACATTCTTCTTCTTTGACCGGATATTCTTTATCACCAACTTTAACTTTTTCACCGTATTGGATACCATCGGCTTTTGCTTTGCGTACTGCATTACCAAATGCATTACCTTCGTCGGCTACTGTGCTTTCGCTAAATTGTTCTTTTAACTTAGCTTCAATTGCATCAACACCTTCTAGTACACTACCACGTGCAGGCACTTGTGCATACTCTTTAAGGCTCGGTGCGCTTTCAGATAATTGTTGCTTAGGAGTCAGTGACTCTAACTTTCCTAGGATACTGTATATGTTATCGTGTGGGTGATTCTGACTCATTTTATTGTCCTCTTTTGCCTTGCAATTTGTTCTTATTTGTACCAACTGCACTTACATTACCTTGTGGTACAGAGTTTGTTGTTTTACCTGCTTCGTTACTTTCTTCGGCAAAATCAAACTGTCGTGATTCTAATTCTTTTAATAAACTACCAATGCGAACTTGACCTACTAATTCTTGACCGCCTTCATCGGCTTTCAATTGATCATCAGTTAACAAAGCACCGTCTTGTTCTTTACCGCGAGCTTCTGCTTCGTCAGTGAACTCTGCTTCGTTTAATGTTCTGACAGATACCCAGTCTGGATTAATGTGGGCACGCTCTCTAATTACTTGACGGATTGCAGGGCTAGTCGCTGGATAAGATACTGCAATATCAAATTGCCAGCACTCGCATGGGCCGCCATAGTTAGGGAATTCTCTGTGTTCTTGGATGGGGAGACTCTTTACTGCTGTTACACTCTCAAGTTGATAAGTGTCTAATGCAGATTTAATCTTCTCCATTACTTCGCCTTTTGGATTGACTCCCGCTAACTTAATGCGGAATTCATAAGGCTTGTTAATTTCAAAAATGTAAGTTTGGAACGATTTCATCATTATAATCCTATATTCTATATTTAGTCAAGAACAATCATTTATTTGTCTTGCTTACCTAGTATTTGCTTCAATAACTCATTACGATCCAAAACAATACCGTGTCCTTCAATTGGGGAGTCACTTTCTGCGGCTTTACCAGCATCCTTTTTAATTTGATGATCGTGCTTAGCCTTAGCAAGTTGTAGTTGAATCATTTTCAACTTTTTGTCCATTTTTGCAGTCTTGGCACTAATACTATGCCCCAGCATAACGCCCGCTGTTTGTAGTATTACGCCAGCAAACCGTGGGTCCACATTCATACCCAAATCTATTAGGTCTTCTGCTTTATCTTTTGCTAGCTTTGCTAATTCATCTAATTCACTGTCTGCGGTATCTAAGTCCCTAACTCCGGGCAAGGCTGCGTCAATTTTATCAATGGCGCTGTCTACTTCTTTAAGTAGTTCTTTGTTTTCTTCAAAGATTGCCATTGATTCTTCTGGTGTAGAATCAGATGTTGGTAAATTAAGTAATTCTTCGAGTTTTTTGGTCATACCAATATTTATTTGGCGCGACCCTGATGGAACAAATCATTTTCTGTAATAATGCGAAAGCGAATTCCGTTAGCTTTACAGTAAGCCTGTGCCGCTTGCCATTTAGCCATATTAAGTACTGCGGCTGCTTTATCTCGCATACTTTTAGCACTTTCTAGTGCAGTTTCTTTTTGTGGTTTAATTTCCCAAAGCTCTGCATGTTGCGTATTGTTAGCGTCCTGATATAATACAAAAAAGTCGGGTACGTAGATTGTATTTTTATTAGTAAAAGGGTTGCGATAGTTAATGTGTATCGCTTCGTTTGCCCATTGTAATATTGCAGGATTGTTATCACACATACGCATTACGCTGTGTTCCCAACTACTTCTATAATGCGGCTGTTTTTTGCCTACATACTTTGCAGGGTTTTGCATTTGAAAAAACCCATTGGCGTACTTACTCATATTAAAATAGAACGTGTTACAAAGGGGCTTGCTTTAGACCCGTGACGAATGCCTAGAGAACTAGTAGGTACTCGGTTTATATTAAGGAATGCCGCTAGGTAGTTGTTTAACTGCCCCGGTGGCACGCTTTTAAAATCGTCAAGTACTTTCATCGGATTCGCACCTTGTGCTAATGCCGTGTACTCAATTGATGCCGCTAAATTTTTTGCGGCATCCTTATTCTTAACATACGATTCAACGAATGCTAAGATTGCATCACTACTCGGACCTGTACTCAAGTCGGCAGAATACAAGTTGTTAAAATATTTTGCAGGATTTCCGTTTGTCTGTGCTTGCAGGTCTGGTCCAGAAATATTAGTTGCAGTTGATACTTGGTTTTCTATCATTGGAATACTCCGCCGAAGTTCATACTTTGTAACGCTTTATCTGACACAAACTCGCCGTAATTCCATAAATTACTAAATGGTTGTGTTATATATTCACTGACTGCGCTAGCCACTGTATTACCTAAGCTAGTAATATAAGGCGTTGTAAATTCAGTTAGCTTATTAGCAATATAATTGCCAGCAATACCAATTGCCATGTTTTGTGCTGTCTTCATAAACAACTTAGGATTACTAATTGCGGCGGCTGTTAATCCAACAATAGCCTGACCGTTTGATCCCAAGCCTCTTGCAATTCCACCAATGACTGCATTTGATGCTTGGCCAACTAAGTTGCCTGCTGTGCCAGCAATAGTAGCAGTTGCTCCAGACAGTAAACTTCCACTTGATGGTAATCCGCCTGGTAAACTACCTAAGTTAGGAATACTAAAACCACCAGCATTTATCATGCCGTTACCGGCTGAAAAATTTACACCGCCTGCTACGCTATAACCGCCTGTTCCGGTTGCTGGAACAGATCTATTGTATAACATATTACCAATGGTGGAATTAATAAAATTAATAGATGCTAAGTCAATGATCTTATCGCTAACTCGGGCAACACTACCTAACCCATTGTCAACTATATCTGTCCCTGCCGCAGGTGCAATCGGGCTCGGTACATTATCGTAATGTAAGTCAATATAACCACCGACAGTATTTGGTGTAGTATATCCATCGTAATACTTCACTGTTTCAAATGACACAGTCATTGAGTGCGCCAATAACCCGCTTTCACCGTTTATATGTTCGCCGTGTTCAAATTTTGTAATTACAGGATTAATTAATTCATATTGACTAAAGTTCTTTTGATACAGACTGTAAATACGAATTGCTTGTATATACTGGTAAGGTTGTGTTCCGTTTGCGTTATTGTATCCGACTGTTGCCTTGGGGCTGTATCCCCATTGGAATGTGGGACGATTCTGATACTTGTGGCTTACCGAATAAGTGGCGTCAGCATAATCGGGGTCTCTATAATAGAAACTGTAATAGTCATACCAGAAATTGCGAACATTATCTGCTTGATCGTCGTGGAACGTAATAGTAACAGGATCGTATGTTATTTTGTTTTGCACAATGTTTTTACGATTGTAAGCATTGTGTGTCTTTGTTTCTATTGTAAACTTTGGTAATTGTGCAGTCTTTACGATCATTCCCATTTCCTGGGCAGACGTATTACTCACACTAGTAATTAACGGATTTAGATCAAACTCAACATAGAATAAGAAATTGTATTTGGGACTTAATCGATAGTTGGCGTCAGTGAAGATCCTCGCCGCGTGTTGATAGTTGCGTAGAGTTACTGTACCTTTGGCATTGTTATCCATGTAACCACCAAGGACGCCAGCTGGCTGAAGAAATCTGTTAATACTCATATTATTATTTATTCCATAAAAAAACCCGGGTTTTTATCCCGGGTTTGTGTGCCATAATGTTAAATTAATTTACTGTGCTACCGCTTGTTTGGCTTTGTACTGTTGTACCAACACCACCACCAATCAATTGAGTTGCGTTATCAAATTTAATTTCGCATGTAATAATAACTGGATCGTTACTATTATATGCCATTTCGCCATAATCAACAGAACTTAAGAAGCAGCCTTCAAGATCCCATTGCTCTAGGATAGTAGGAGTAGTTTGACCATTACCACCATCTAGAACATCGAATGTCATCGAGAATTTATAATCAATACCACTAGGTGCCGATGCTTGTTCCATGAAGTCAAATTGCTTTTGGATTTGCTCACCAACTAACTTACTAACTTGACCAGACGCATCGTCGCGGAAGTTAATTGTTGTGCTTTGCCATTCAGGTTTGCCTTGTAAGAATACCTTGCTGTTATAAACGTCAATTGTAATTGGGTTAAAATTGACGTTAGGACGTTTAATATCCTGTACTTGTTTTGTTAACTCTGTAGTTGTTTTAGTTACCCCAAAGTTGATAAAGTTCGCACGGAAGCGATACTTTAACTTTGGCATCAACAAACCTTGGTTTGATGAACTTTGGTTTGTTGATAGCGGTACTGTAAACTTGTTTAATGATGCGACTGCCATTTTATTCTCCTATTACTCTTATTTACCATTAAGTGGATGCAATTTGTAGGGCGGCAATGTCGCCTGGATTATACAATGCGATCGGAATGTAAATAAACTCTACATCACGCATTGGCTCAATCGCGACATCCACATACAGTTGCTTGTTAGCAATGGTACTCGGAGTGTTGTTGCTTGTATCGCAAATTACCAAGAAATCATATAAGCCACGCTTAGCCAGTACATCATTCAATGCACCTTCAATTTGTCTTGCAATACTTGTTCTTGTAATTGTGTCGTTTGGTTCAAATAGGTACCCATTTGATACAGTCTTAAAGATTGTTCTTAGATAGTTTTCTAAGCGAACAACGTTAATACTGTCGCGAGCTGTTGTACCTGCAGAACGTGTCTGCTGACCCCATACAACAATACCAGTTCCTGGTAATTGTGTGATTGGGTTAATCTTCAATGGGTACAATGCATCGCGCAGACCTTGGTTGATACCATTATGGATAAAGGCACCAGTGTTTGCATCAATGTAACCAATGTTGTTTAAGTTGCTTACTAAACCGCGGTTTACACCAGCTGGTGCGAACCATGGATAGCTTACGTTATCGCTGTACAAGAATGTACGCAATACTGCATGACTTGGCGGAACAACAACTTGGTTGCCTGCTAAATCATTTGTTACACCCGATGGGTAGTAAATTGCTGTGTACGGATCTGTTGCGGCTACGCCTGGTAGACCTGTACCATCTTCGTTATTAACCCACTTGCTAATCTCAACAGTATTTGGCTTCATTGTCATTGGAGTATCACCAATAATAAAGCCAGTGTTGCTACGATTGTTATTTAGGTTAACCAAGTTAGGAACCAATTCTGGATAACCTGGGCAAACCAGCAAGTTAAAGTCATAAATTTCTTCAATGATTTCAGTATTGCTATCAACTGCTGAAGCTAGAGCCGCAACAACCATTGCTCGTTGTGCTTTGCTACCAGCGTTCATTGCTCCATTGTTATCTAGACCACTTGCAGTAACCCATGCATCAGCAACTTCAGGTAAGTTACCAGATGATCCCGGAACTGTGCCTGGTGTTGGGAAGCTAGAAGAGTTAAAGTAATCCTTAACAAATTTCTTAACGTTATAGCCACTACGTCTCATGTTAAACAACAATGTACCACGTGGGTATAAGCGATAATCAGGAGCATCTTGATCAATGTAGTTGCTTGTTAATAAGTCAACTGTTGATGGCAATGTACCAGTAACAATATCTGTCGTGCCATCAGTATCCCAACGTGCATCAGCAAAGATAATACCGTTTGCGCTAACATGATCAGTTTTATCAATTGCTACCCATGCCGCGCCGTTCCAACGGCTTAATGCTGGGAAGTTAACTAAGTCTGCGCTGTCTAACCACAAATCGCCTTTGACTAACTGAGATCCGTCAGTTTGACTAGATGGTGCTGTGCCAGCACTAACAATAACACCATTTGAATCTGTATTAGTTAGATTGTAGCCACGAGCATCACTTGCAACAGTCTTGTAACCTTTCCAACCATTATTGTTGACCATAATGTCAATCTCAGTTGGGTTGCTGTAATACCAGTATGTGCCAGACTCTGGCGCTGTATATGGCGAACTTTCTACATACTCAATGACTGTTGTTACGTCAGTCCAGTTATTAATGAAGATCTTACCAAATACGTTTTGTTTGATATTTGTACCAAGTGCCGCTGTTAAGCGACCATCAGTTAATGCAGAACCAGATGCATCGTATGCAGAAATCTGTCCGCCTGCTGTATGGATTAAGCTGATGCTACCATATGTTCCGTCTTGAGAGTTAAAACGTGCGCTTACATAAGGAATGTTAGCGGCTAAAATGTCTGCAACAAAAGACTGAGGTGTTGTTGAGCTTAATGTAACACTTGTTTGTGTTAGAGCAGAACCACCAGGGACTGATGTCTGGAATATAATTGTATCGCCAGCAGTAAATGGTGCCGCACTTGTTAACTGACCACTAGTACCAATTGCTACAGTTTCGTTACTTTGTACAAAAAACTGCATGCCGTTTGCTGTGCTGTCTTGTGTTCCAAAAATTGCTACAGGAGTTCCGTGTGCAAGGTTTGTACCACCACCAATTGGGTCTAATGCGTATACCGCAGTTTGCCAAGAACTGTATAATGCAGTAGTCATAGTAGACCATGTGTTAAGAGCAGAATCGTACTTCTTAATTACTGGGCTAAATCCGCCGCCTGTTTGTGTAGTCTTCCACCAGATACTACCGCTTGGACGTGGTTGTGTATCGTGTGCAAACCAACCACCAGATGGAGCACTTGCTGAGTTTCCGTAGAATAGATATGGGCAATAGTAAGTACCAATTTCAAGTCCTGCGGCTGTCAATGGTGAGCCTGTACCGTCTGTGATAACTACTTTACCGTCGGCAGTAACGTTGTTACTTGCGGCTTCGCTTGTTGCAAATACTAATAAACGACCACTTGAGTCAAGTGCAGATTTTACACCAGGGATGTCAGACGCATTGATTGCATCAACGATATCAGAGATTCCTAATGCGCCATCGCTTGGCATTGTTACTGTTACAGTATTGATAATAAATGTTGAATCGTTGTCGATGCTAGCACTTAATTCAGAACCAGTTACTACTGGTAATGCAAGTTGCCAATCTAACGAACCAACTTGTAACCAAGAGTTAACTACGTTGCCATATGATGAGCTAGTAGCTTTGTAGAATAAGCGGATCGAGTCCGGAGCAACGCCATCTGTCCCAACTGCAACTAATGCATACTGACCTAAGGTTCCAATTGAACTGATAGGAGTTGGTACTGGGTACGCAAAGTTATTGTCGTCTTGAACTTGCGTTCTATCTGTAATAATCAACGGGCTAACTTGAGCAAATGTTTGACGAGCTAATCCAGCATCCAATTCGTAGATGCCAAAATCTGTGCTAGCTGTGTCCAACCAATAAGTGCCATTTGCAGGGCTACCAACCGGGCGAGCTCCTGTGCCAGTTAATTGACTTACGTCGATATCGGCACGTATTGCAAACAAGCGGTTGCTTACGCCTAGTGCGCTATATGCAGTTAATAAGCCGTATTCGTTTAGTTCGCTACCGTTAACTGGTGTGCCAACAGAACTTAATTGGAAACTTGGAGTACCAAAAGCTGTTACTAACTCACGTTGGCTAGTGAACGATTGCAATTTACCAGCATTAGCTTTTGATGTACCAGTTGCCGGAGAGTTGTTATATGTTTTATCCTGTGCTGTTGCCAAGATAACTAACGGAACAGAGCCAACGTTGCTTGCAACATATTGACTTTGATCATTAATGGAAATTTGAATTCCTGGAGAAACTAGTGCCATGGTTATATTCCTTTATAATACATGTTAAAGTTATTTATTCGAAAGGTTCAAAATACCGCCTGTTGTAGGTGCCTTTGCAAAGGTTTAGCGTATAAATACTGTATGCTAAAACGAGATTTATGCCCTATATGCCGTGTTAACCTAGTTGCTGTTAACTATATCAAGGAAGGTGTTACACACTACCGTAATTGCTGTACGTCATGCATACGTAAAGGTAGAAAATTAAAAGCACAGCCGCCGAGTTGGGCTGTGTCTGGGTATAAGAAAAAAGAAAGATGTGAGCTTTGTAACTTTAAAGCAAAGCTACCAACTAAGCAGTTATTTGTATTCTACGTAGATGGCAATCTAAAGAACAATAACTGGACTAATTTAAAAACAGTATGCGCTAACTGCCAAATAGAGCTAGCGCATAATAAGATAGCATGGAAGTCAGCTACTATTGTACCAGACTTTTAATTTGTGCGGCTAAATGATCAAGTGTTTTATTGTTATCAATAATAACATCAAAGTTTGTTCCAGCCCAAGAATACTCGCTAGCATGTATTCCGTTTAATCCCAACCATTCACGTGCTTTATTGTCTCCGCGGTTAGCTTGTTCGGCTATGCTATACCAGTGCGGTGTTATTCCACGTTGGATCCATACAATCTTAGCGCCTTGTTCTCTAAGTCCCTTAATTTCGTTAGGGAAACGGCAGTCTGTAATAACAATATTATCCTGGGCTGTACGTAACTTGTTTTCTAAACTAGCAATCCAAATATCATCATGGAAGTGTTGCCGCAATACGTTTGTGCCCCATTGCTGTAAAATAAAGCGAGGAGTAACGTCCATACCTAGCCGATTACTCCACCATTCATCTTTTTGTTCGCGCCAATTTCTACTAGCCTGGGTTCGCCCCTCTAGCATGTCTCGGTCCCACCCAAATATATTTGCTACTGCATCCTTAAGAGTAGATGCAAAACTCTCTCGCTTAAAATTATGTAAGTTAACTAAAAAATCTGCGGCAGTATCCTTACCACTGCCAATAAATCCGCAAATTCCAATGATCATAAAAAATGCCCCCTTAGGGGCATTATTGCATATTGTATAAACAATGTCAAGCAGAACCTTTTTTACTATATGTTTTGTCTGAGAAGTGTTCACCAAACCCATGTTCGTCTAGGCCGAGTTGCGGTGGCAACTCTGGTTTTTCGCCCTTCTTTAACAATTTAATAGGGCCTTTATTTTGTATCGGACTTCTGTTATAAGTGTCATATGGCTCATGACTTTGCTTCCACGGTTCCACAACGTCATATTCACTATCCACAGTCTTTAGCGCCGCCATCATCATGTTATGTTCTGCTTCGGTGTATGCAAAACCTGTGTTAAAGTTTTGAATCCATGACTCTTGTTCAAAATCTTTAATTGCGTTTTGATCATACCCGTGTGCGGCAGCAGATGCTTGCATTAGTCGAAGCAAATAGTACACGCGATCATACCCTTGTAAATCGCGGAAACGCAAAATTGATCCGAACGTGCCGGCCGTTCCTTTATCAATTTTACCTTTTTTACCTTCTGTTAAAATTTCATTAATTTTCATATTACCCTATCACAAATGTTAGTGGTTGTGATCCATCAACAAACGTTTTTAAATCTTCTTCTAATTTAATCATTTCTTCTTTAGCTTCTGCTACCATTGCTGAGCCGTTTAGGCTAGCACCGCCCTGTGGGCCAGCAATTTGACTAAACTTACTGTACGCTTGCCCTAGTAACATCTTAGAAAAGCTGTATGCGTATTCTTGTATCCATGGATAAATGTATGGATCGTTGAGTATCATTTGGTCAGGTTTTGTGTTATACAACCATAACACAACGCTTTCCTGATGTTCTGGATCTGGATTAGCACCCTGGAATGGCATCTTACGAACAATAGATAATTTCTTTGTTACTGGATTGAACGTAAAATTCATGTGGCCACCAAACATTGTCATTGCTAGTTTTTGATAGCTAGAAAACATTTCGTAGTTAGTTAGGCCACCAACTCGTCCAGCAACTAACATATAAGTGTTTAGATATCCAGATGAAAACGGCTCAAACTGGCTTGCTGTTGTACCTGATGTGCTACCAATTCCTCTTCTGAAGATTTGGCGCACTTGTTGTACTTCTTTTGGAAGGATGTATTCTTGTGTTTCTGGTAGAAGTGTTAATACTGCATAGCTTTCTTCTACAGAGTTTTGAGCACGTTGGCGATATTTAATCATGGCTTGATTAATAGCCATTGTATAATGTTCGTTTTCTAACTCAACGTCAACAATGCCATCGCCTAAGCGCATACGCACGTAATCAACAATAGCACCACGTAAGCTATCTGTTGTGCTTCCGTATTCCCAATTTGGATCTTCGTTGCCGGGTTTGTAAACGTTTGAACTACCGTCAAACGCAATGTGCGCGGCGGTTTGTGTCCCTGTTGCAGGGTCAAAAAGAGACTTGGCTTCTAGCTTGTTGCTTGCTGTGTAGCCAGTCTCTGCCGTAACGTCTTTAGAATATGGTGTCGACATGTAAAGTTCCTATGTACAGTATTTAGTACTGTACGCAAGAACTTTATGCCGTTTTTAGTAAAACTACGTCTGTACTAATGCGTCCATTGAGCTTAGTTTCGGTAGCTTTAATGTCATCAATAAATTTACGCAATTGGATCTTACCTGCTTTTGCAAACTCCTTGAGCTTTTCTTCTGGCTTACGAAGTGTTTTACTCACAGACTTTTGCTCATCGTATCCAATGATGGTAGTACCTTTAACACCAAGTGGGCCTTTAAGGCTATCTGCCACATACTTGCCCAACTTACGTGTCTTTGTGTTATATACCCAAAGTTCCTGAGACCCAATGATATCAGCTGGATTGATACTAATTATTTTAAGCTCTTTAAACTCTTTGGCGTACTTGAGCTTCGACACTACTTTCTCTTTGCTTACTGCACGTGGCGCACGTACTTTCTTTGTTGCTTTCTTAACATTGCGATATTGCTCAACTGCATCTAGCAAGGCATCAATCCATGCGATGGATTTCTTAAAATCAGCAGACTTCATGTGGCTGTACCCTTCTTTGAGCTGTGGGTCTTTGCCTGCTTGTGCTTCGAGCAACTCAGTTTTGCGCTTGTTGTAAAGCTCTTCGTACTTACCAAGTTGGCTTTGCGGTACGTTGTTTGTAGTTAAGAAGTCATAGAACTTAAATTTGCTTTCGAGATCGTCGTAGTGACCCTCGAGTTCACCAATTGTTTCGGCTGTTTTTTCGTTTAAACGGCCCTGGATAGTTGGCACGTATGCCTTGGGCTTTTCGCCTTCGACAGTCTCAACAACCTCTGGTTCGGCATCATTGATAGCAGAAGTAATAACTTCTTTTAAGAATTCAATGTGTCGCGGCTTAAGAGGCATACCACGACGGTGTGCCATAATAAGGCTACATGCAGTCATGCTAATGCTACGATCGGGACTACGGATAAATGCGCTCAATTGTGTTTTGTCAAACATGTCGGGCTTGTTCTTAACCCATTCCACCACATGCTTCTTGCAGTCCTTTTGGGAATAGTGGTAATTATAGTAATAAAAACAACGGCGCAGGCGGTTATCAAATGTTGCGTCATCCATTGCTAACGCGGCTTCGGTATCCCAGTCTGGTTCTGAGCCGGTATACTTTTCGTCTGCAAATGCGATGCGACGCTCTTTAGGTGGCTTAGTTTTAATTTTAATGCCTGCAACTGTTGCCATTATACACGTTCCTTTTTAACTCGGCCAATACGGCTCGCTTTGTTCCAATCGTATGCAACTCCATCTGGACACTTGCCGTCCTTAATAGAGTCCACCCCAAAAATACCACAAACCTCAAAGTCCGGGCCTTTGATAGTCACAAAGAATCCCACAGCCTTTGCGGCTTGCATAGCGGAATCCAAAGTTTCAAACCCATCTAATTCTGCACCGGCTTTGTTTATTAGTTTATACATATCGTAATTATACTACAGATGCCATTTTAGGTCAAATTAGTACGTAAGTGCGGCCATAATGGACCACTGCTCAAATACGTTAACACACTCGTTGAGCTTTTTCTCTAAATCTGTATACTTTGCTGTTATATGCTTAATTCGCCTACAGTTTACAAACTCTTTATCTAGTTCCGACCATGCTTTGCTTACATTTTGGTAAAACTTAAACATTTTACTCTTTGGTACCATGCCCATTGATTGCAACTGAGCAAAACAACTGTTCTTTTTTGAGCAATTATGAGCGTGGTGTTGAATTAAGTCCATTCTGCTATTATACAACCAAAATCATTAGTTGTCAAATCCATAAATATAGCAATAAGGGATTAGACATGGCTCGTTTGTCACTATGGAAAGACGGTCGTCACAGCAACGACTACAAGTTTATTGATCGCAGAATTAGCGAGATGTTTACCATTGGTGGTACGGGTGTTTTACTTAACAAGTACTTAGGTCCAGTACAACAAACTGGTAGCACTGATCCCACAAAACCGGATTATACAAATCAAAGCGAAATGAACATTCAGGACTTGCTATGGGTAGAAAACCGCGATCGCAAGTATGACGAGAATGTTTACAAAATGCGCGGCATTTATCAACGTGCAGACAGCGATTTTGATTTAAGCCAATTTGGATTATTCTTACAAACCGGCACATTGTTTATGGTTTTCCATTTACGTGATATGGTAGACTTAATTGGTCGTAAACTAATCGCCGGCGATGTGCTTGAGTTAGAACACCTCAAAGATTACGATACATTAGACCCCGACTTGCCGGCCGCACTAAAAAGATATTATGTAGTAGGTGACGCTAGTTTTGCCGCTGAGGGATTTAGCCCAACATGGTGGCCGCACTTATGGAGAGTTAAACTTAACCCGTTAGTGGATAGTCAAGAGTATAAAGATATCTTAAACAAGATAAAAGCAGGCGAAAACACCGATACTCCTGTTGGGCAAATTTTAAGCACTTACGATAAATTCTTAAACATCAACGAGCAGGTCGTTGCTCAAGCAGAAGTAGATGTTCCATTATCGGGATACAATACTGATTCAATTTACACTTTACCTGTTACACCAGACCGTACCAGCCCAATTGGAGAGTCCGTTACTGTTGATAGCATGGAGATCACAGCCGATCAACTTGACCCAACTGCTGACCAGGGAATCTCAAGTCCATTGGATAAAGTACATGGTTACTTAACCGGCAACGGACAAGCACCAAACGGTTTAGTAACCGGTGCAGGTATAGGCTTCCCGGGTAATCCAAAGGAAGGAGACTATTTCCTTAGATTGGACTACTTACCCAACAGACTATTTAGATACTCTGGACAATTCTGGACTAAGGTTGAAGACAACGTTAGAACAAACATTACACCAGGTGTAGACAATAAGACACAACGCGGCTCTTATTTAAACAACACAAATACATACGTTGATAGTAGCGGCGTGACGCACAACGAACGTCAATCGTTGAGCAAGGCACTAACACCCAAGGCGGATAATTAATATGGCAGCAGTTCAATTTGCATACGATGGACAAATTCGTAGATTTGTAACTCAATTTATGCGTATGCTTTCCAACTTCCAAGTAGAGTTTGGCAAAGATACAGATGGCAACCGAGCATTACAAACTGTTCCGGTTTACTACGGAGATGTTAGTAGACAAGCCGCAATGATTTTACGCGGTAATAGTGAAAATACATTAAATGCTGTACCTGCGGTAGCGGTATACATTTCTGCATTAACATACGACCGCGATAGAATGCAAAACCCGTTTCACGAAGGGGTAATGAAAATTCGAGAACGCTCCTACGATGTAGATACTCAAACATACGGAAGTACCCAAGACGGTATCTATACTGTAGAACGTCTAATGCCGGCGCCGTATAAGTTAACAATGAAGGTCGATATTTGGACTAGTAACACTGAGCAAAAGCATCAATTAATTGAGCAAATTGCACCATTGTTTAATCCAGGCTTGGAAATTCAAAGTACAGATAATTACATCGATTGGACTAGCTTGAGTGTTGTGTTATTAACAGATGTAACATATTCAAACCGTTCTGTGCCAATGGGTGCCGACGAAAGTATAGACATTGCCAGTCTAACATTTGAGATGCCAATTTGGCTTAGTTTGCCTGCTAAAGTTAAGAAAATGGGCGTTATTACTAGCATTATTGCTAGTATATTTGATGAAAGTGGTTCTATTAGCTTTGATTCATATATGTCCGGAACAGGACAACAACAACGATTTACTCCTCTAGATGCTTCTGTATTCTTTAGTGGCGGATCGTTAACATTATACAAAGGTTCGTTAAACGAAATAGACGATACTGTTATTGGTACTAAATTGCGTTGGAATGATTTAGTAAACATGTATGGCAAACTTACCAACGGCATTAGCCAAGTGCGTTTAACTTTCCCGCACCACGATGGTACCCATGAGATTGTAGGGACTGTTGCATACGATCCCGTTGATAGCACAAACTTGCTTTTCTCGCCATTCGCAGAAACTCTACCAGCTAATACACTAGATGCAGTTGATGCTATCATTGACCCATATTCAGTCAAAGTAGATGACAAGATTTTAAATCCAACAGTTGGTACACGTTACTTAATTGTTAATCCAATTGGTGATGCTATGTCTATGCCAGCTGTTGCATGGGCAGGAACTACAGGAAGCAACTTAATTGCTCGTGCAAACGACATAATTGAGTGGAACGGGTCAAATTGGTCTGTTGTATTTAATAGCGCACAAAAACCTGGCGTCGAGTACGTAACTAACTTAAATACTACTGTTCAATACAGATGGACAGGAAGCTCTTGGGTTAAGAGTTACGAAGGATTATATCGAGCAGGCGAATGGAGTCTAGTAATTTAACTGATACACCTACCGAAGGTGTTGGCGCTTTAGTGTACGCCAAATCAACAAATCGTTATTTGTTCCTTTTAAGAAACAAAACAAAGCATGCCGGGTCATGGGGAATAGTAGGCGGTAAAATTGAACACGGCGAAACTATACAACAAGGGTTAGTTAGAGAAATACAAGAAGAAATAGGGATAGACTTTACTAACAAAAAGTTCATACCAATTGAAACTTTTACTGCCGACAACAGAAAATTTATATACTACACATTCCTGGTGGGAATCAACGAAGAATTTATTCCAAGGTTAAACGACGAGCACAGGGGTTATTGTTGGGTGAAACTAGATGATCATCCAAAGCCCTTGCACCCTGGGCTTTGGAGAAACTTTAACTTTAATACTGTTAAACAAAAAATAAAAACATTAGAGTCAATATTGCATTAACCAATATCAGCTTCTAATACAAACTCCCTAAATCCAATTTGTCTGAAGTTTAGTAAACCCTCAAGTCCTGCAGGTATGCTCCACAAACTAGTAGGCATAACACGGATGAACTCAACATCAGAATAAGTAGACATAACTGTAAGCAAAGTCTTTTCCCAGAATGTACCCATCTGATGCTCACTGTGAGAGTCATAACCCAACATGTAAATTTTCTTATGTCCGTCGAAGCATGCCATGTATAGTGCCAGCGATCCAGCGTCAAACGGTAAGTTCTGTGGAATCATGTAAAACTTACCAGGGTGTTGTTGTAAATGCTGACTGTTTACATAAACAATGTGTTCGTTTGTGTACTCAGTATTTGCAATTTCTGCTATAGTATCGTCACCGACAGCTACTAAAAAATCAGGTACAAAGTGTTTGTACAAGCCGTTGCAACCGTATGTTTGTAGTCTATTGGCGCCACCAAAACCAGCTTTGTGATTTGCAATATGCATTAACGGAAAACTATCTCTACTAGAACCATTCCCAATTGCCAATGCTTGCTTCGTAGCAAACGTGTTAAAAACCCCCTTAGGGATAAATTCTGTCTCAGGGTTCCATTCAGAATTGTTCAACGACAAAGTCGTAACAACATTTTCACCTGTATATGTACTACGATAAATTTGTTTTAATTTTTGCATGTTAGTGTTTTCCAACAACCACTTCGATTGTTTCTATATTATTACTATTTATAGTGTTTAATGCTTTACCAATCACGCACCCTGGAACAAATTTAGAATTATCAATTGCCTGTGCAACACCAGGAACATTGCTTGTAACTAATACTTGACCTTTTTCAACGGGGCCTTGTACACGACACGGGACCCGTCCTTGCAATGCAACTGGTAATCCACCAGCTACAGAATTCATTAGGTAAGCAGGATCGGTAGAAATAACACCAGCAACAGCAGGATTGTGATCAACAGTAGTGACCGTAATTTCTGCCGTTCCGCCAAATACTACTACAGTACCTGGGGCATAATCGCAGTCTGCTGTGTAATTTTCTGCCAAGTCAGCATACTGTGCTTGCATTGCTTTACCGTATACCATGTTCCACCAGGCGGTTGTAGATCCTAAATTATATGTAACGTTTGCAGATGGTATATGAGTTTGTGTAGTGAGGGTACCAGTGTACGTGCCTCCTGCAAACGACGGAGAAGCAGATGTGCGAACATCTTGCGGAGTCCCGATGGTTATTGTACTCGACGACACAGTAGCCGTTACACCGTTACCGCTAGCAAATGTTAATGTGCCGCCACCTGCTACACTACCAGTACCGGATGTACCTGCTAAATTAATTGTTGTACTAACCGCACTAGATGTTAATGCAGAAATTCGACCATATGCATCTGTTGTAATAACCGGGATAGCTGTTGAGCTACCCACCGTCACCGCCCCTGGCCCAGTTGCTGGTAATGCTATAGTTGTGCTAGCAGGAGCACTAACACTAACTGTTAAGTTGCCTGCGCCCGAACTTGACAAGTTTGTTAGTACTCTGTTAGAGTTATCGTATACTGCGGTTCCATACATAGATGCCGCATATACAGAACCAGACACCCCTGCCCCGCCTGTAACTTGCAAGGCACCTGTTGTTGTGCTTGTGCTTGCAATACCAGAATTAGCAACTAAGTTACCGAATGTACCTGTGCTTTGCCCCGGAACCGACCCCGACACACTAAAGCTACCACCTAGTGCGTTTTTAAGAGTGATCGTTCCGTTAGTAGCACTAAGCGTTGCTCCAGCTAAATCAATAGTAGTTCCTGCTAGATACAAGTCCCTAAATCTGTTTGTTGAGCTACCAATATCATACGTAACGTTAGCCGCCGGTATGATATTTCCGTACATGTTTAACTTACCGTAGACATTAAATATCCCGGATACTGTTGTTGTAACTGGAACGCCAGCAATAGCAGTCATAACTGCCGTATTTGAATTTAGCGATGTATATGCGCCATTATGCGACAAAGTATAATTAGTCGAACTAGGTGTAATCCCTTGGCTATAAATGGCTGCGTTTGTCGTACTGCCAACTACCGGGGTTAGTATTTGTCCAGTTGACCCAGTATTAAAATATGCATTTGACCCAAATCCTACTCCGCCTGTTACATAAAAGGCACCCGATGTAGATGAGGTTGCCGGTGTTAAATTTGCAATGCTCAACGGTAATGTTAATTGGCCGCCAGTGAATCCGCCCGATGGTGCCCAAATAACACCAGTTCCAGTTGACGTCATAACCGAACCCGGAATCCCGATATTACCACCAACATAAATGCCGGCGCCGTTAACCATCATTAATGAACCAATTTGGACATTTGCATAATTAGATGGAGATACATTACTGTTAGTTACGCCGGCATCGTTTGTAAACACATAATTAAAACTTTGCGCCGACTCAGACCAATACATAGCTACATTACTAACTAAACCATTTGCTCTGTTAAACAAAAAACCAACATCAACAGTTGCACTTGTTGCACCTTGGTGCAACACAGTAATAGGGTCCATGAAATACATTAAATTTGTATCTAGATCCCAAATTTTCGGTTTAGTTAATGCCATGCTAATTCCAAATTATTATTGTGTATTTAGTAAAAAAATAAAGGACCCGAAGGTCCTTTATTTTTGAGCTTGTATTGTTAGAATCTACCAACAACAACTTCAATTTGTCCTTTAACTCCGGACGGGAAGTCTGCTAGTGCTTTACCAATTACTTGACCGACTCTAGCATCATTATTCGATTTAGCAAAACCAAATCCTGCTGATACTAATAAATCGCCTTTCTTAATTGGACCAATGACATTACACGGAACACGACCAGTTAGTGCCAATGGAATAACATTAGGTCCTGCTAATGCACCGTTCATCAAGTGAGCTGGATTTTGAGAAACTACCCCTGCCACTGCTGTAGTATCAGCGGATGCGATAGTAACTTCTTGTGCGCCACCAAACATTAAAACTGTACCGTATTGGTAATTGCTATCTGCTTGATAATTTTCTGCCAAGTCGGCGTATTTGGCTTGTGTTGAAACACCGTATAATGTTCTCCACCATGCACTCGAACTACCTAAGTCGTAAGTAACGTTGGCACTTGGGTTAATATGTGTAGCGTAAACGGTACCTTGGATGCCAACACCGCCATTGACGACTAACGCACCTGTTGTGGAACTTGTACTTGCTGTTGCGTTAGCAATAGTAATGTTACCAACATACATACCCGCGGGTGTTGTGTCCGCCCATGAAACTGTAGTAGTTGGTTGTGTTGTTAGGTTGTCAAATACACGCCAGTATCCAGTACTTGCTTGCTTTACTAAACCTGTATATGTTGTTGTAGTTCCGTTATTCTTGTAAATACCAACAACACCTGTGTCGTAACTATTACCTGGGTTCGAGTTACCTAGGAAAGAAATTGGATTTTCAACTGTTAACGATTGTGAGCTAACTGTTGTACCTGCACCACCGAAACTAATGTTACCAACAATACTTACGTTACCACCAACATACAAGTTACCAGTTAAACCAATACCGCCGTTAACACGTAGAGCACCAGTTGTTGTACTTGTAGCTGTTGTTGCAATGTTAACAACAACACCAGCTGGTTTGCCCGGGCGACTTACACCAACAATACGCATACGTTCTGTACCTGCTGAGAAACCATTGGTACTAAACACAATATCGTTATGTTGTCCATTGTTACTTGTAGAAATGAATACCGATCCGTTACCAGTTGCACCTGCCGGAGCACTCATGAATAGGTATCCGTCATCTGGACCTGTTACACCGTAGGTGGCATCTGCATAGGTTTCTGACGTGATACCCATGTCAATCCAACCAGAGTCATTATCACCGTTGGATGCATAAGCAATAACGTCGGTTGACGCACTGGATCCAGTGTTTTTGTTCTTTAACGCAAACTGTACGAAAGCATTTGCATCCCCTGCATAGATACCGGACGCATCAGTTAACCCAACGTACCCAGTCCATTGGCTGTCGTCAACTGCAAGAAGGCGTGTATCCGGGCCCTGATAAACAGACCCTAAGTCAGAAATCAAGTTACCAGTAACATACAAACCGTCTTGGTAGATGAAACGACCTTGTATCTGGCCATCACTAAAACCGCCAGCCGCGAATACAATGTCGCCAAAAGTGCCGCCTTCTGTAGCTAATACTAAGTTGCCCCCTGTGCCCGTTGGTGCAGAAGCAAATATATAGCTGTCGCCGGCCTTAGTTACGGCGTATGCTGGATCATTAAAACCAGAACCAGCAATACCGATATCAACGAAGCCTTGTGTGTTATCACCTGTGTCAGCATAAGCAATAAAGTCAGTTGATGAATTGCCGCCATTGTTTGGATTGTGTGCGGCAACTTGAACGAAAGAGTTAACGTTCTTAGATCCAACCAAAATAGCATCACTTAGTCCACCGGTTGTAACAAAGCTGGTTGCGGTGTTGTCTGGACTAACAGTAATATTACCGTTAATAATGTTTAAATCTGTGCCCATTTGTGTGGGCGTTGATCCGGTAGTAACGATTGCACCGTTACCCGCAAAAATATGAGTGGTACCAACTGTGATACCGTGTTGTACTATAAAATTTTTGTTTGACATTTTTATTTCCTCGGTTCCATATATCCCCGATAAGGTTAAAAAGCTACAAGTGGCCTATCCACTTGTAGCATTGTTTTATTAAACTGGTACGTACTGTCTAAATAGACGTACCTTAGTAGCTGAGTTTGCCGCAACATACTGTAACAATACGTTTGACCCACTGACGGTTGCGGATACTACACCTAAGTTACCATTTGTTTGATTAACACCATATTCAGTCACGTATGCTGTTGTGCCGTCTTGTATTAGCAATGCTTCACTGACCTGGAAGTCTGCGCCGTGTGTTGCTTGTACAATATATTTGGCACTACGGAATGTTCCCTTAGCAAAAGTATCCAATGTAGTCGCTGTATTTGCACTTGAGACCGTGACGTTTGCATCCGATGTTGAGATACCACCGGTTACTGGAATCTGGAATACTTCAGTAGGACTACTTGATCCAGACACAAATGTAATACCTGTGTAGTCATCCACGTTAACTTGAACGAAACCAAAGCTACTAGCCAATCCAGTTACTTGTTGCGTAGTTGTTAACATTCTAACGTCAATTAAGTCGCCTGGAGCTGGAGCTTGTGTGAATGTTAGTGTTGTTCCGGAGACCGTATATGCATAACTTGCACCGCCTGCTTGTACAACACCGTTAATACTTACAAGAATACTTGCTGTTGTTGCATCTTGACTTAATGTGAATACTGTTGTACTACCATCGCCGTTAAATTGTTGTTCAACAATGATTGTAAAGTTAGTACTTGCTGTGCCCCATGTTGAACCATCATACCATTCAATCGATCCGATTGTAGTATTGAAACGGAACATACCAGTTGTATCGGTGTATCCAACACTACTTGGACGTTGAGCATTAGTACCAACCGGCAACATAATAGAGTCGGTTGTGTTAATGTTTAGTTTTGCACCTTGGACTACTGTACTAGCTGTAGCAGTATTACCAAGAATAACTGTATCGTATGTAGCATTTGGACGTGCCCAAATTAATGTGCCATCATTTGTACCTTTAACAATAAAATCTTGGCCAGCAGTTTGTGTGCTGTTAATAGTAACAGACTTACCAAAGAATACGTTACCAGTGACACCAAGACCACCACCATTACTAACTGTTAACGCACCAGTCGCGGGACTTGTACTATTTGTGCCATCAGCAACAACTACGTTACCTGTAGTAAACTTAACAATACCAGCATGTTGTGTAGTTGCGGCATCGTTTGCAACTTTTAATGTGGATACGTTTGGATTATCGTACAAGTATGCTGTTGCGCTTGTACCTTCGATTGCACCAACGTATAAGTTACCACTAATACCAACACCACCAGCGATACGCATTGCACCAGTTGTTGTGCTAGTAGATACTGTAGAGTTCGCAACAACCACTTCACCGAGTTTAATAGTATCGTATGCAATCCCCGCATCCGACCACAGGTTCCCGTTTTCATCTGGTTCCAACGCAACGTTACTAAAGAACGTCCACTCATTGGATGTAGAGTTTCTTGCAACACCAGTATGACGATATCCGCCGCGTGTATAGTCGCTGTAGAAACCAATATTGTAATCATACGTGCTCAGGTTGCCGAGAGCTTGTAAGTAAACAAATGGATCTTGAATAACCAGGTTATTCTGAACAACACCAAACACGTTGTTTGTATATACGTTACCACCAACCCACAAGTCTTTAGCAATACCAGCGCCACCGGCTAGTATTAACGCACCAGTAGACGAACTAGTTGAGTTAGTTGCGTTGGTACCTTGAATTGTAGTAAACCGACCAGATGCTTCAGTTACGTTACCAATTACCGTTGCTTGTATAGCACCAAAGATGTTTGTTGTGCCACCTGCATTAACGTTACCTGATACACCAACACCACCTGTGACTTGCAGAGCACCACTACTTGGGCTTACACTCTTTTGTCCAGACGCCGCGTAAATATTTCCGTTAGATGTAATAGTACTTGTAGTTTCTAATGTAGTAAAATTACCGGTGCCAGGAGTTACGTTACCGATAGCAACGGCTTGTAAGCCGCCTGTGCTACCAGTTGTAAACACGAATGTACCGGGAGTTACGTTACCAATTGCTACAGCTTGTAAGCCACCTGTGCTTAGTGTATGTACAGTAACATTGCCAGCTTTAACGTTAGCAAAGCCAGAGTTGTTAATACTTGTAATACCAGTGCCAGTTTCGGTTGTAGTAATAGCTTCAAATGCTTGGTCGTTTTCTACCCATACCCATGCAGTATTAACTGAACCATATGGGGCCATGCTAGCTAAGTTTCTGTTAACCAACATACCAATGTCATACCCAGTTAAACTACCACTGTATCCATTGTTAAAAACAACAATAGGGTCATTAATATATGTGTTAATTGAGTTAATTGTTGTTGGTGTTCCGGTAACTGCAAAGTTACCTAGAACTGTAATATTCGATGCCAGTGTTAAGTTTGCGGCGAATAAGTTACTTGTAATAGTTTGATCTACTAGCTTTGTACCTGTAATCGTTGCGTCTGTAATCTGGTTATTCTTAATTCTTGTTAAAACTGACATAAGAATGGGCTCCTGAATTCCTTTAATTAATGTATTTACCACAGTCGCAGGAAAAGGGTTTGCTGGGTAGCAAACTCAAATTAAATTTGGGGGATTTATAGCAAGTTCTTACTTAACTTAACAGTATTACTAGAACTTACCCCGGTACCGTATAAGAAAACAGTACCCGCATTAACATCCGTTGTGAATGTCATAATAGTATTTGCGCCAGTATGTACTATGCCATACGTAGATATATACGACGTTGTACCATCATGGGCTAATACCACCTCTGCTGTTTGAAATTCATTGGTTACATTATCTTTTACAAGTATGACGTACTTAGCTCCGTGGTAAGAGACCGGAAAATTGTCAATGATTGTAGCGGTGGATCCAACAGTTGTTGTAGTTGATCCATATATTGTTCCAGCTAATGTTACACCCGATGGTGAGCCAATGTTACCAATGTAATTAGATAGTTCAGGAGTAACACTACTTGAAATATAACGAATGTCAATTAAGTCTGTTGCTAATGGTGCTTGTGCAAATGTAATTTGATCGCCATCTACAGTATACGCAGGTACTGACCCATTGGGTTGTTGAATGACACCGTTGATACTTACTAGCACAGCAGATGCTGTAGTTGCATACGACAATGTAAACGTTGTTGTTTCGCCGTCTGCATCTTCAATCATTTGGCTATCAAGAATACTACTTGTACTAACCCATTTAACGCCATCGAAGAATTCAAGTGAGCCAGCTTCTGTATTGTATCGCACATAGCCTTCAACACCTGTCGGACGTTCTGCTATGGTTCCAACTGGAACTTTCAATGCAGTAGGAGAATTAATTGCAACAATGCCGCCTTCTGCTGGTACCATTGTAATAGAAGGTGAAACATTACTAAAGATATAATCTGTGTGTACGTTTCCGTAAAACTCCGATATTACATTGCCGGCTGTAACATTGCCGCCGGACAAGTTAGTAAACGTTGACGACCCCGCTAAACTGATTGCGTTAGCATTTACTAAATCAATGTTAGCCACAGTAATATTTGCAAAAGGTATAGTTCCACCAATTACCAGATTCCCAGTAATACCAGTGTCTCCATATACTACAAAAGTTCCAGAATCTGGACTCGAAGAAACTGTATTAGGATCAAATAATTGTGCGGCAATATTTTCTACATTATAACCACCAACAACAAACTTTATAGTTTTGCCTTCTCGTTCGGCGTTTAATATTAAATGGCCACCATCGGCAATCAGGTACGAATCATTTGGACCATAAGCACCGTATGCCGGGTTATTAAAGGTACTACTATTAATACCTAAATCAACGTAATACTGCTCGTCGCTTCCATTGTCTGCTGTTGCAACAAAATCTGTTGATGCTAATGTACCCGAATTAATATTTTGAAAATTTATTTGCGAGTACGAATCTGAATTAGCAGTAAACTGTGCTACAACTTGCGGAAGAATTGTAAACCCTGCAGGAATGCCTGCATATATTGCATCAAACCCAGTTTCTGCATTGCCAACAAAGAATGACGTATTGTTGATAACAATGTTACCGGACGCCATATTAATGTTGCCCCCAATGTTGAGGTTTCCAGTTATACCTACGCCGCCATCAACTGTTAACGCACCAGTTGTATAATTTAAACTAGGAACCCCACTATTTAAATAAAGGTTGCCTGTTGTAATCGTGTCACCAGTGGCATTTGTTATGTTACCAAACAAACTACTAATTTCAGCAATCGCATCGGTTAAGGTAGTCGTTCCAGTCAATGGTAGTGCATCGCTACCAACTGGTCCATATATACTATCACCTAGGATAATATTGTTGCCAGTAAAGAAATCCAACGAAGCAAGATCATTTAAATTACCAAATGCTAAGTTACCGTTGCCATCTGTGTAAAGCACATCAAATGGCGTTCCACCGGCTAGTACAACGTTTGCTGTGGTGCCTAAATCAATCTTTCCAGTATCACTAACAATACTGTTACCTAACACGCTTAGATTTCCCAAACGAACATTGCCGCTAACATCCAACGGGTATTGCGGGTTCATTGTCTTTACGCCAAGTCGGCGATTGCCCACATCAAAG